ATTTCTTTGCGAATTCTTCACGTAGTTCCGCAGTGACCTGTAGGCGATTTTCTTTCACCTTTGCGTTCCATGCTTCTTCTAGTTCTGTGCGCACTTCTTCTGATAGTGCTGAGTTTTCGAAGAGTGATTTTAAAGCATCTAACATTTTATATCCTCTCCTCGTTATTGGAGTTTGCTTATTATACCTAATAAGCTCTCTTTTAAATACTTCTGTGCCTGTTTATCGCCTTGAACTTCCCTAGATGTTTGAAACGCCCTATAACCACCGCGAGTATTCATAAGGTGTTCGTAAATCGGTGTTGGGTATGCGCCTGGGGCGCTTGGTTGCGCCACAACGTCTACAGTGATGATTTCAAAATCAGAAACTTCACCGCTACCATCTTCTGTAACATTACCACTACCTCTCGATGAGACGCCTAGTTTAACGCTGCTTTCAAGCATTGTCTTTACTAGATTTCCCATCGGAGTAGGTAGTATTTTAAGTTTACCGTAACCATTTGGCCCGTCCATCCACATTTCTGAAATCATGTGTGACACACGGTCAAGGTTAATATTAAGACCGTCTGGATGATCTACTTCACCTAACACTGAGTAGCCACCGCTAATTTGCTCGCTGAGCGTGGTGACAGCCCTGCCAATTTCATTAACGGGATAAACTCGCTGGTTTGCGTTTCTAACGCCGCCTTGAATGCAAATACCTTTCATATAAAGATCTTTACCTTCATTAGCAGACTCAACTACTATTTTAGCTTGGTCGAAACTCAAATGTTCGTTTAGTAATCTCATCAATCAGTCCTTATTTGCCTTTAATTGTGCTTCCTGCACCTTTATCAGCAGTCTCTGGCTTGCCCTTTTTCTCAGCGCCGTGGCCAGGTGTTGCAGCCATTTTAGTTGCTGCTTTTGCGCCTGGAACATTTACGTTACCATGCGAATCTTCTTTTGCAGATGTATCACTTAGTGCTGAACCAGCAACTAGCGAAGACAACGCAGGGAATGTTAACACTCCAGGCGGTAACGGCGCTACTAACATGAGCGCACAACCTGGCCACGGCGCTGAGAAAAAGGGCAAGCCAGAAGACGCAGCTAATAAAAAATCAACTATTGGCAGCTAAGACGAGGACTGAAGTATGAAACTACTGAACGAACATTTGAGTTTCGACCAGGCTAAAATTGTTGTTGAGTCTGCCAACGAAGGTAAAGATCTTTTTATGAAAGGTATTTGCATTCAAGGCGGAGTACGCAACGCAAACCAGCGTGTTTATCCCGTTAACGAGATTGGCAGGGCTGTCACCACACTCAATGAACAAATTAGTGGTGGCTACTCAGTGTTAGGCGAAGTAGATCATCCTGAAGGACTTAATATTAACTTAGACCGTGTAAGCCATATGATCACAGAAATGTGGATGGATGGACCAAACGGTTATGGTAAGTTAAAGATTTTACCAACTCCGATGGGACAACTAGTAAAAACAATGCTTGAAAGCAGCGTTAAACTAGGCGTCTCATCGAGAGGTTCCGGCAACGTAATGGAAGACGGATCAGGTGAAGTAAGCGATTTTGAGATAATCACCGTTGATGTTGTTGCTCAACCGAGCGCACCTGGTGCTTATCCTACACCGATATACGAACATCTTATGAATACCCGAGGTGGTTATAGGGCGTTCCAGACATCAAGGGAAGTACAAGGCGACAAAAAGGCACAAAAATACTTAAAAGAGAGCTTATTAGATATAATAAGCAGGCTCCGATAACGAGGAGAAAATTATGTTGGAAGCATTAAAATCACTCTTCGAAAATGAAGCACTATCTGAAGAAGTTCGTACAGAACTTGAAGAAGCATGGAATGCAAAAGTTAAAGAGAACCGTTTACAGGTTACAGCTGAACTACGTGAAGAATTTGCTAAAAAATACGAGCATGACAAAACTACAATGGTAGAAGCCATTGATAGTCTAGTTACTGAGCGTCTAGCAGAAGAAATTGCAGAATTCCAAGACGATCGTAAGCAACTAGCAGAAGCAAAAGCTAAATTTGCTGTTGCACAACGTCAAAATGCTAACCTTCTAAAAAGTTTTGTAAACGAACAACTAGCTAAAGAAGTAAAAGAACT